TATTTATATCAAATGAATTTATATTTAATCCACTTAATGTTTGGAAAATTTCACAATTGTAATCTAGTTTTATATTATTATCATTTTCTAAATTATCATTTTCTAAATTATCATTTTCTAAATTATCATTTTCTAAAAATTTTTTTGTAAAAAATAGTTGGTCGTCATCGTAGTTTTTTATATTACTTGATAAAATAATATCCTTTATATTTTTAGCATATCCAATAAATCCTCCTGAATTTAAGTATTTAAAATAATTATTATTTTTTGAATATTTATTTTTTAGATTTACATCAGGCCAACAAAAAATTTCACTTGAAAATAATAGTTTACAATTTAAATTTATAAATTTTTCTATTATTTCATCTATATTTGTATTTATAATTACATCATAACTATCCGTAAACAGTATCAAACTATCATTATCTATTGTTTTTAAATATTTTTTTAATAAATTAATTTTATGTCCTCCACCTGGTCCCTTACTCATGTCTAATCCTTCCCATTTTTCATTTAATCCAAGTGTAATATATGGTAAATTATAGATATCACAAGACTCGGTAAATCTTAAATATCCATCCGTTTTATCTGTGGCAACTGTAATAATTTGAAATTTATATTTTTTATATGTTTTCCATTTTGTTTTGTTTTCAATATAAGGTATAGAATTTTCAGTATCACTATTATTAAATGCATCTATTTCGGGTTTGATTAAATTTGGAATACCAACAATCGCATTTAAATTTTTAACATTAAAAATATTTTTAGAATTTAAATAGCATTCTGGTAAAAATTCATCCACTGGTATAATATTTTTTTTATATTCACTATTAACTAGTTTTATAGCACCTTCCAGTGATAAAATATATCCACATGTCCAATATGAAAAATTAGGTTTAAATATATTATCTGAATATTGTTGTAAATCCGATTCAAATGATTTTCTAGATAAATAAAATAAATCAAATTTGATCTGATTATCTTTTATTTGTTTAAAATAATTTTCTATTTTTTTATTAAAATTTAAATCAAAAAATATATCATCTTCAAGTATTAATGTAAATTTATATCCTTTATTAACTATAATTTCCCAAATTTTTAAATGACTTATAGCACATCCTATTTCGCCAAGTGTTATTGCATTATTAGTAAATGGATTTTTCCAATTATTTTTAATTATAATATTTTCAGTTTTAAGATAGGATGGTGTAATATCCAAACCATCTATTCCTTTAAAAAATTCTATGTTATAATTTTGATGTAATTGTTTAGTTTTTAAAATCATTTTTTGTTTTTTTTTTAATCTTTTTTCTAAATTTATGATTATTACTTTATCAATCATTATATTGAATTAAATATTAGTTTTTTTTTATGTTTATATAATTATAAATGGAAAACGTTAATAATGATACTCCAGAAGTACTTATGTCGCCTTTATTATCAAATAAGTTTTCTAATTTAGAAGATAAAATTAATAATTTAAATTCTAAATATGATCAGATATTTAAATTTCTAGAAGAAAATAGACAATTATATTTAAGTATGCTTAAAATGATTAATGATGCTTCTAATGATAATAATAAAATATTAATTGAAAATAAAAAATTATATACAGATGCTTTAAAAAAAATAGAAAATACAGAAAATACTGAAAAATATAATATTAATGAAATTCGTCCTATTATTAATAATATGTTAATCAACAATAAATCATTTGAAAATAACATTTTGTCACCTATATTTCAATCCAGAGTTTATAATCGATATTGGCGTATGAATCATGCTCAAAATAATTATATTAAATTTAATCCTATGCTTGGATTCGAAAAAACATCTGAAAATAATGCGTTATAGTAAAATGAAAAAATACTAACTAAAAATTAATTATGAACTTAAAAAGTTACAATGGTACTGTTATTAATAATAATAATAATAAATATATTAGTATTAATAATTTTAAAAATATTAATGCTGGATTTTATCTATTTTTTAAATATATAAATAAAGGTAATTATGTTTTAAATTTTAATATAGAAGATTTACCTAAATATTTTAAAATTTTTTTTAAACATAATAATTTAAAATTAAAATATTTAGAAATTAAAAGTGAAATTTGTTTTCAATTTAAATATGATTTACATAATGTTTTTATTGGAATATTAAATCCAAAAAAAAGTGATATTACACTTAATGTAAATTTTTTTAAATTTAATGAAATTGATACAATAAATAGTAAATTTTATAATGATCATTTTTGTAATATTCAACTAAATAAATCTAAAATAAATGATTTAGTAACTATTTTAATGCCGTGTTTTAATGGTAAAGCATTTTTAAAAAATGCTATTCAATCCGTTATAGACCAATCATATAAAAATTGGGAACTTATTATAATAGATGATTATAGTTCAGATGATTCCGTTAATATTATAAAAACATTTATTACAAATACAAATACAAATATAAATAAAATTAAACTTATAGAAAATCCAATGAACTTTGGAACATATTATTCTCTTAATGAAGGATTAAAAATAGCAAAAGGTGATTTTATAACTAAATTAGATACTGATGATTATTATCATAAAGATAAAATTAGAGACCAATTATTTTTTTGTATTCTTAATAAAATTGATTGTTGTTCATGTAACATAATTAGATTTACGAATAATAATAAAAAATTCATTTTGGAAAATAAAAATAGTTCTATATTATTTTCTAGAAATATATTTAATTCATTAGGATATTATGATAACTGTAGATTTGAAGGTGATTCTGAATTTTTTACAAGAATATCTAAATATTATAAAATAGGATATATTAATAAAAATTTATATTATGCTCACACTTCTATAAATTCATTAACCACCTCTATTATAACTGGTGTTAAAATTAATACGATAGGTAATAACATACGAAAAGATTTTAGAAATAAATATAATAAATATAATTATAAATATATATGCCATCCTAAATATATAAGAAAACATTACAATATTAGTCCTATATTAAGATGCCCTATTGAAATAGTTTTTATAGGAAATTATAAAATTATCGATAATGAACAATTTATTATTGAAAAATTAGATAATAAATTAATAGGTATAGTTTGTTATAAATTAATTTCTGAAAAAAATATTTTATATAATCCAAATAAATATAATATTTCAATAACTACAATTGATAGAAAAATAAAATTAGTCGATTATTCAAATAGAGATAAAATATATTTTAATACAAAAAATAAATACATATTGTTAGTAATTAATTTTTGTAAAAAAATTTTTAAATATAATGTTCCAATTATTATCCCTTATATAAATATTTAAAATTATAATAATTATATAATATATAATAATGGATATTATACAAAAATGTACAAAATGTAAAGGTATTGGTCTAATTAAAACTATACCTATTAAATGTGTAAAATGTATTGAAAATAAAAATATATCTGGATGTATATATTGTAAATCTGGATATACTCAATTAAATTGGGAAGAATGTAGTGCTTGCTTTGAAACTGGCTTAATAATGCCATTTAATGAATATGTTAAGTTATTACATTCTTAAGTTATTATATTGTTAAATAATTTAAAGTTCCATGTGTTCAGATCCAGAATATCCATTAGGATTTTCTTTTTCTAATCCTTGGATACAATGTTGATTATTCCAAGTTTTTACACATGAATCTTGATCTGCTTCTGGAACATTATTAGTTTGAGCATTATTAAATTGATTATTACTAGTAAAACTTGTAGGTTCATTTTCTTCTTCTACACTTGACACATTTTTGATAGATTCCGGTACATCTGCACCTTCCATTCCTTCTACAACATTATTTAAATTATCAGTTAAAAGACTTTGATTTGCGGTCGCATTATCATTTACTCCTTCTAACATTTCTTGTGTATTTACTTCAGCTTCTTGTGGTACAGATTCATTAACGGAGGGTAACCAAGAAACTTGACCAGCAGTTGCGTTGCTCAATGAAGTATCATATAATCTAAATTTATTAGCTGTTTGTAAAGTAATAATAAATGCTACTGCAATCATCAAGGCTATACTAGGATCTCTTGTTGCCATAAATACAATTACAAAAGCAAATGCAATTCTCACAAGGGTATGATCCATTAAATTAGCTAAACTCTTTGGTAATTGAGGCGCCGCGAATGCCGCGTATAATCCTAAAAATACTTTAATTGCAGTACTTATATATGGATTGTCAATTCCTCTATTTAATATTGTTTCAGATTCACTTAAAACATTTTTTACCATATCAATTACTTTATCTGCCATTCTATATTATAACATAACATAATATTTTAATTTCTATAATTATTTTATTAATTTAATTTAACATTTAGTTTATTATCTAATAATTAAATTAAATTAATAATTACATTAATTAATTATTTATAATAAATTTGATATAATTATTTATTCATTATTATAATATCAATTAATTTTATATCAATCGTTTAAACAAAATGGAAACTATTTTTATTAATACAACTTTGGAAATTTACAAAAATGGAATTAAAATGAAAGTATCTCGGGATCATTTGTTATATGGACAACCAATTATTGTTATTGGGAAATCCGGAAAACATCTTTACTGGAGTGATAAATATAAATGTTGGTTTGGTTCTAAAACAAGTATTGATTATCTACTGGATAAAGGTTCTAAAATTATTAACAATTCAAATATTAAAAACGATTTAGAACCAGTTAATCAATTGGAAACACATACAGATTTTACTGGTATGACTCTTAAATTGTATAAAAAAGGTATTAAAGTAGAAGCTTCAGATGAACATCCACTCTACTCACAACTTGAAATTAAAATGGGTTCAACTGATAGGAGTCTATTTTGGAATAATGATAAAGAATGTTGGTTTGGTTCTAAATCATCTACTGATTATCTACTTCTAAATGGTTGCGTTTGGTATTCACAAACCTTGAAATCTTTAAAATTAAAATCAAAACCTGAATCCGAATACGAATCCGAATCCGAATACGAACCAGAACCAGAACCGGAATCCGAATCTGAATCAGAATACGAATACGAACCAGTTAATCAATTGGAAACACATGCTGATTTTACCGGTATGACTCTTAAATTGTATAAAAAGGGTATTAAAGTAGAAACTCATGATGAACATCCACTCTATGCACAACCTGAAATTAAAATGGGCTCAACTGATAGGAGTCTATTTTGGAATAATGATAAAGAATGTTGGTTTGGTTCTAAATCATCTATTGATTATCTACTTCTAAATGGATGTGTTTGGTATTCACAAGCTCTTTAGACTATTTAATTAAATATAGTAAATAATGTTGAATGTTATTATTTTTTTGAATTATAAATTAGACTGTTATGATCCAGCTTGGATAATTATTTGTATGAGATAATATGAGATGTTAAATTTTGTTAAATTTTGTTAAATTTTGTTAAATTTTGTTAAATCGTTTCAAATCTTTCTCCATTGTTATGTATTATTAATATTTCAACTCGTTCTTTATGATTTTTTTTATTTCCAAATGCAGATGACATACCAACATCCGCCATCCATAGCTTATTATTACATATACTTGTTATATTATCTTTTACAGTGTGTCCAACAACCATTCCTCCTTTATTACCTAAATGTAGTAAATCAATAGTTTTATTTAAAATATTACATTTGTCATTTCCCGATTCATTATCTTTGGAATAAAATCTATTCCAAAATAAACTATCTTTACCAAAGATTAATGATTCTATATTAGGATCAATATTATCCATTGTTAAATTTCCCAATAATATGTTTCTAACTATGTTATTTATAGATTCGATACTATAATTTTCAATATGTTTTGGTAATAAACCGGCATGTACAAAAATCCAATTTCCGATTCTCATGACACCATTTGTATTACATGCTAATTTTTTCGCCAATGGACCACCCGGTTCAAAAAGTTTTTTTCTTTGTATTTCTCCACCAAAACCCCTAATATGTTGTTGGGTAGCATATCTAAAATCACCCATTAAATTCATTAATTCATGATTTCCTATAAGATTAAATACACCACCGCCACCATTTTTTTTTGCTTCGAAATGTAAATGATGCATATATTCAATCACTTTTAATTCTTCTATTTCGTCCATAGTATTATCAACTGATATCATTCGGCGACCACCTTTATCTAATTGATCACCTAATTGAACTACATATGTATCTCCACCTATCCATTTTCCATAAATATTTATAACACTTGCTTTATATAAAGCATGTAATAATGTATATAAATCACCATGTATGTCACCAATTACTATTATTTTACTTTTACTTTTTTTCAATTCTATTTTACATGGTGGAACATAATTACATTCAATTTTAGAATTTTTCTTTTTTTTAGTTGTATATTCATTTGGATTATTAAGATAATAATCAATTCCTTTAAAAATTTTGTTATCTAGTAAAAATTTCATTGTTTAATTAATATTATATTTTATTTTATTACAGACTTTGTTTGGTTTTTATACATTAATATAAATTTGATATTTTTTTCAGATTATCTAATAATAAATTTAATAAATGAATAGAATAAAAATTATTACCAAAAATTTTATTTAAAAATATTTATTAATTTAAAGCAATCATACACCAACATATTTTTAGGTTAATTATACTAAATATACTAAAATATAAACATTCCATTATGTTTTAATTCATCAAATAAACTAATTATTTTTTTGACTGTGATATTTTAAAGATAATATAAGTATATTATAATGATTAAGAATTTTATTGTAATATATTTATTATTAAATTTATTCGATTCAGTATGGTTTAAATATGGACCCATGTCTTTAATGATATCTAAAATTCAATTAGAAAATACAAAAACGAATATTTTAAATATGATGATTTTTAATATAATAGTTTCTATAGCATTAATTAAATTTGTTTTACCAAATATAAATAAAAAAAATATATATTTAGATACACTAAAATATTCGTTATTAATGTCATTAATAATATATGGAAGTTATAGTTTAAGAACTAGTATTTTTTTAAAAAAATTTAATATTTATTATGATATTATATATGGGTTAATAAGTACCATAATTATAGTGTTTATTTCAAAAAAAATAGAAATATTAATCAAAGATATTATTTAAATGTCTTTAATAAATGTAAAATTAAATGTCTTTAATAAATGTAAAATCTTGAATTATTTCATTTGATTTATTTATTTTTTTTTTTCTAGTTTTTTTTGAATCTTTAATTGGTTCATTATCCAATTGCTTAATACAGTCATCGAATGGCATTATTGGCGAATCTTGAATATTAAAAATATTAATGGAATATTTTAATTTTCTATAATAGGTTCTTCTTTTAATATATTGTTTGGAAAAAGGTGAGAAATTATCTACTATATCCCATGCAATTGGACTCGTTTCGTGTTGTTTTCGTAAAATTCTTCCTATAGATTGGATAATATCCGATTTAGGAGAAGCAAAAATTATAGCATTTAAATCCGGGATATCCATTCCTTCACTACTCATTGTATATGTACCAAGTAAAATATTTTTAGATTCACTTTCTTTTAATTCATGTTGCTTCATAGCACCTACATAATACCCAACAGTGTCTATATTTCGATTATTAACAATTTCATAAATATCTGTTAAATGCTGTCTTCTATTACTTAATACTAAAATCTTTTTACCTTTATTTCTAAGTCTAATAATCAGTTCTATAATTATTTTTGTTCTTCTTTTATAATTACATATATTATTTATCATTCTTGGCATACATATTTTTCCATATCCAGTTAGTTCTTGTTTACAATAAGATTCATCTTTATTATTATATTCTAAAACATTAACATCTACTTTAATACCATCTCTTATTTTTATTTCATATATCATTGGTCCTAAAAACCAATTAAAAACTTTTGATAATCCATCTTTTCTTTTTGGAGTAGCTGATAAACCCAATAAATATTGACTATTAATTTTAGGTAATGATCTACTAAATACTTCAGCAGCTATATGGTGACATTCATCTATAATTGTAAAACCAAAACTTTTAAATGTGTCTTCTGGATATTCCTTCATAGATATACTTTGTAACATTCCTAAAACTATATCTTTATTCTGAATATCTACTTTTGAAGCTTGTATTAAACCTACTCTGGCACCTGGTAAAAATTCTTCTATCCGTTCTTTCCATTGATTAATTAAAAATTCTTTATGAACTATAACAAGTGTTTTTTTTTGAAGACGAGAAATAAGCTTTAATGCTAATATTGTCTTACCATAGCCACATGGTAGTGATATAATTCCCCCATGACTTTTTAATGATAAACTTCCTTTTTCACACGATTTCATAAATGCTTCCATTGGAGCTAGTTGTTTTTCCCTAAGTTGTCCTTTAAATTCTACTTCAATATCATTACCATTAGTTACAGCTTTTACCTTATCCGGATCTCCAAATGTTTCAAAACCATAATGCTTAGGCAAATATATTTTTTTAAAACTTTCCATATATATAGGAAATGGTCTAGCTTTAGCTGCATAATTTTCATTTACATATGGAGATACGGTTAGTTCTCTTTTAGTTCTATTTATATCTCTAAAACCAAAATGTTCTTTAACAATAGCATAGCCTCTGTCTGTTAAAATTGTTTTAACTATTTTCTTTTTTTTTGGCATGTAATTAATTTGATATTGATATTAATTTTATATTTAATATATCAAATTAATTATAAATAAATATTTAGTTATTAAAATACTTAATATTTTAATACTTAAAGTCGTAAAGGTTTATAATGCTAATTTATATCCTTCAATAAATTTATCTATATATGGTATATGATTAACTCCATATTGTCCCTGACAATCACTATGTAAAAATACTCCTAATAATGTTCCATCTTTAAAATCTCTTCTAATATACCATACACATCCCATACCTGCATATTCATTTGTATAAATTTTACTATTTTTTATATTAAATTTATTATTAACTAGTTCAATAATATGATTAGGTAATTCCGATTCGTGATATATTTTAAAATCATTATCTATATGTTTATTAGTATTAATTTTTTGTAAACATTCTAAACATAAACATACATGACCACAATTTGGTAAAAAAACTTCTACATTTTTGTCTAAACATATACAACATGTATTATTACATCCATATATTTTTTGAAAATTGTGTTTAATGGTATTTTCTTTTTTACAAATCGGACACTCTAATTTATATTCTTTATCTAAAATACCTACTTTAAGAGGACATTTTAATGAACTATGATTTTGATCACAATATTTACAGTGATGTGAGGATGTAGAATGTAAATACTTATATTTACATCCAATTATTGAACAATGTTTATTATATGGTAATATATCATCTTTTGACTTATCTTCAAGTAATTTTAATAAAAAATTATTTACACATTCTATTTGACCATGACCATAAAGCTTACACTTACCACATTTATGACCTTTTGTTACATGACTAAAGGTATATCTACACGCTGAAACTTTACAAAAACTTGAAGACATATTAATTATTATAATCATAACATCTTTAAATAGGTAAACAATTAAAACAATATTAATTATAATAAGTATACTATTTTTAAATTAAAAATAAATATTATTATTAATATATTTTACGTTATTATAATTAAAACTAAAATGTCTTATTACTAATTCCGCATATTCTTTTTCTGATAATTTTGTTTTTTCTTTTAAATGCGATATTGATTTGTTATTTATAGGACATAAACTTTCACATTTTACATTATTTGCATTTATTAATATCCATTTTTTAAACAAAATATGATATATTTCATTTATTTTATTTGAATTATTATTATATAATGTAATTGAATCATTATTAATATAATCTTTAGCAAAACGAAGAGTATTTGTAGTTGGGTGCACAATCATGTGGTTTTCTGTCACATATAAATCTTTATTTGGTTTATTAAGTGCTAAACTTCCTTTCGATATTTTTACAACACCCGTATGAGTTCTGGTAGAAAAAATATTAATAATTTTACTACCATTTATAAGTGTTCCGGGTTTTAAATTTTCAATTGCAACATTTCCTAATGTATCTGTTTTAATCATAGTTCCTTTAAGAAAACAAATAACATCGGATGAGGATGAGGATGAGGATGAGGATGAATAATATATATATGCAGAACCACTACTACTTCCACCATCATCATCCCAATATGCTCCACTAATAGCATAATCACCACTAATTGCAACACTATAACCAAATCGATCACCTGTATCACCATCACTAGCTGTTAATTTAGATTGTTGTGACCATGTTGTTTCACTTCTACTAAATATATATGCTGAACCACTACTAAGTCCATCATCATCATCATGATATGCTCCTATAATAGCATTATCACCACTAATTGCAACATAATAACCAAAATAATCCCCTCCAGCAGCATCACTTGCTGTTATTTTTTGTTGTTCTGACCATATTAATCCACTTCTACTAAATATATATGCAGAACCACTAGAAGCACCACTATCATCATTCCCATATGCTCCTATAATAGCATAATCGCCACTAATTGCAACACTGATACCAAAATAATCCGTTCCAACAGCATCACTAGCTGTTAATTTTTGTAGTTGTGTCCATGTTGTTTCACTTCTACTAAATATATATGCAGAACCACTACTAGTACCATCATCATCATTTTTACTTG